CTCTTACTTAGAGATAGTACAAGTTTATCAGTAGGAGATGCTGCAAGTAATAGACCACAAGTTTATTCAGCATCCCACCCAGGTGCTGAATCATGGGATTCTTACGCCACTACACCAGTTGCCTTAAATTTCTTGGATTCACCAAATACAACATCCTCAGTTACTTATAAGGTGCAATGTAAAGCTTATAATGGTGCAAGTGGAACAGCAACTATTAATAGAACAAGCGATGATAGAGATACATCAAATTATGATATGAGGACTGTATCAGTTATAACTTTACAGGAGATTGCAGGATGAGTTATATAGGTAACAATCCAAATCAAGGTTCATTTTTTATACAAAAGTTTACAGGTGATTCAACCACCACATCTTTTGGTTTAAATCAAAACATAACAGATGGATCACAATTATTAGTGACTATAGGTAACGTAGTCCAAGAAGAAGGCTCTGGCTTTGCCTATACTGCATCTGGCAATACATTAACTTTTTCTGAAGCTCCAGCAAACGGAGATAAAATTGTTATAAGGTTTTTAGGTGTATCACTTGCCACACCAACAAGTTATACGAATGCAGTTAGATTTAGATATATTGCAACAAGTGGTCAAACTGTATTTACAGGTGAAGATTCAAATGGTGCAACACTAGACTACACAATTAATAATATTGATGTATACTTAAATGGTGTAAGACTAGATCAATCTGACTTTACACAAACAAATACAAGCACTATAACTTTAGCATCTGGTGCAGCGACAAGTGATGAACTGGTTATAGTTGTATTTAAAGTTGTACAGATAGCAAGTGCAGGTGGTGGTATGTATAAAGGTGATAGTGGAACGATAAATAGTGCTGGAGCAGCAGATATATTTAGAGTGCATCAAGCACAACTTGATACAAACACTACAATAGAATCAACAGAAAATGCAATTGCAGCAGGTCCACTGACTATAGCTGCAAATAAAACATTAACGATACAAGGTAATTTGAGTATAGTATGAGCCAGATAAATGTAGATACAATAGCACCTGCGACAAGTGGTCGTGCAGTAGGAATAGCAACTCCACTATTCATATTACATAAACCAAGTGGTAATCAATCTATATCTAATGCTACTACTACTGTAGTTACTTGGGGTACTGCTGATGTAGATACACACAGCGTCTCAGATTTAGCAAATAATAGAATTGTAATTACAGAACAAACTGCTGGGTATTGGTGGTTTGGTTGTGGCTTGTACTACTCGGCTAGAGCAACAAGAATGATTTTGTGGATACAAAAGAATGGTTCTTCTTATGCAACTTTTGAGCATACACATGCAAGCACTGGCACAGTAACTTATCCCACAGTTTTTGGCTCTGCATTAATTCCAGTTGTTGAGGGTGATATCATAAATACAGCTACTTATCACAATTATGGAAGTGCAATAAATGTTACTGATGGTTCAACTGGAACTTGGTTTCATGGTTATAGGGTAAGCACATGAGTACATTAAAAGTAAATAACTTAGACACTCAAACTGGCTCAAATATAGTGGTTGCAAGTGGTAAGGTGTTATCTGCTGCTGGTCATATTATACAAGTGGTAAGAAATATACCTGCAACAACAAGCTCTGTAACTTTAGCGTCTTCAACAATGGCTGAATTAAGCACGAGTTATAGAACTTCAATAACACCAAAATTTGCAAGTAGCTTGCTAAGATTAAACTTTAACGGATTAATTTCTGGTCAAAATACAAGTGCTATAATGACATTTAAATTTTTTGATGTAACAAACAGTACTAATGTAGGGTTTTCAAACTTAGGAACTGGAAGTGGAAGAACTTTTGGGAACGCTTCTTTTAGAAATAAAGACCATGACGCTAACGATAGAGTTCATTTAAATATGACAACATATCAAAGTGCTAGTAACACTACTGCAAGAACTTATGGTATTTATGCACAAATAGAAGGATCAAATACTATTTATGCAAACATGACTACAACAGATAATGCTGGCTGTTCATATGTAGCTCCAGTATTTACAATAGAAGAGATAGCACAATGACATCTGAATTAAGAGTATCAACTATTGCAGCAGTGGGTGGGACAAGTGCAATGGGTATTGACAGTAGTGGTAGAGTTACACAGCCACAATTAGTTGCATGGAATGTTTCTAGAAATGCAACAATGTCATCAAGTGGAGACGTTACTTATAATACTTCACATATAAATGTTGGAACTTGTGTAAATATATCTACTGGAGTTTTTACTGCTCCAGTTGCTGGAACCTATTATATTTCTTTTATGTGCATAGGTGTCAGTGGTGCTAATAATGCTGATGTATTTTTATATTTAAATGGATCAAAAGACGTAACTGGAATATCGATGCGACCCTCAAATCAAAATACAAATGAAAGCTACTCAACAAATGGCAGTGCTTCTTCTATTATAACTTTAAGTGCAAATGATGCGGTTAAATTTAATTCAACTGGAGCATTATATAGTGATGGTAACAACTGGGTAAGATTTAGTGGGTTTTTAATAGGATAATAAAGGAGATAAACATGGCATCAATATCAGAAGCACTTAGTGCATTAAATATAACAGAATGGACAATGACTGGTGAGCCTACAACAGAAGAAGAGTTTAACGCTCAATTCAAAAAGGTCACTGGGGTAGATTCTAACGGAACTGGAATATTAAGTTCAGATCCAAATGACTTTGGGGTAACATGGAGTCAGATATCTGCAAAGAAAACAGAGCTTACAAATGCAGAACCTATGAAAGAACTTAGAAGACAAAGAGATGTACTGTTAGCTGAAACAGATTTTTATGCTTTGTCTGATGTCACAATGTCAAGTGAGATGCAAACTTACAGACAAGCATTAAGAGATTTGCCAGATGGTGCAAGTCCCACACTAACTGATGGAGTATTAGGTAATGTTACTTTTCCAACTAAGCCGAGCTAAAAATGTCTAGGGCAAGAGATTTAGCAAACTTTATAGGTTCTCCTGTGACAACAGTATCTTCAAATTTGCCATCTGGATCAGGTTTACAACTTATTACAGTTGCTCCTACTACAGCACAAGTAAATACAACTACTAGTTATGCAGACACTGGTTTGACTGGGAATATTACACCTAGCTCAACATCTAATAAAATATTAATAACAGCATCAATTGGATTACAAAATTCTGCTACTAATACTGGAGTAAATTGTAAATTATTAAGAGACAGCACAAAAATTTGGAGCGGAAGAAGTGATGATTTGGTTCAATATGTTTCTAATCAATATATGTTTGTTCATGTTCCAGTTGAATATATGGACTCTCCATCAAGCACAAGTCAAATAACTTATAAATTTCAGTTTCAAGCTTTTAATGGTGGCACAGCGTATTGCCAACAAAATAGTACAATGTTTTTACAAGAGATTAAAGTATAATGTTAGCTTTCTCTGCATTTGCTGAATCACCCTTTTCTTCATTAGGGGGAACTGTTAGATTTGGTAGCACAACACAAGAAGCTATCTTTTCTAAAGTATCAGCAGGTGTAGGAACATTTACTGGAGAAGCTGATTTATCTGCTAATTTTGTCGTAAGTACACTGGCTTTTGTCTTACAGTCAAATGGTGCAAGTTTTGAGTTTGCATTTACACAATCGGCAGATGGTGTTAAACTGAAGCCAGGAGTTTCATCGCAAGATATAAACTTCACACAAACATCAACTGCTATTAAAAAAGCAAGTGGTGTAGGAACAGCGAGTGTGAATTTCACACAATCGGCAGATGGAGATATTTTATATGAACAGATTGTGCCAGCAGACAATGAAACATATATTACCATTACACCGAGTGGTACAGAAACATGGACGGAGATTACACCGAGTGGTACAGAAACATATACAGAAATAGACGCATGAGGAAATAATGGCATCAACATATACTGGAAACACTGGAATAGAAAAAATAGGTTCTGGAGAACAAGCTGGAACTTGGGGTACAACAACCAACACAAACTTTGACATTATCGACAGAGCTTTGAATGGAGTTGTAACCTTAACAATAAGTGGTAATACAACTTTAACCACGAGTGATGGTGCATTGTCTGAAGGGCACTATAAAGTTTTAATATTAAGTGGAACTCCAAGCGGTGCATTTAATTTAACTTTTGATCCAAACGATCAACAAAAATGGTTTTTTATTAAAAACAGCACTGGTCAAACAGCAACTATAAAACAAGGTGGTGGCTCTGGATCTACTGTTACTGTACCAAATGGTACATCAACCATTGTCTTTGCAGATGGTACTGGTGCAAATGCTAATGTAAATTCTATTCCAACAGATTTACTTTCTGACACAACTCCTCAGTTAGGAGGTAACTTAGATACAAATGGAAATGCTATACTGTTTGGGTCTAGTAAGTGGTCGATTGAATTAGATACTGGAGACAATGACTTGCTTTTTAAATATAATGGAACGACAGTTTTTAAACTTGCATCAAATGGTGCAGTAACATCAGCTAATAACGTAACAGCATTTGGAAGTCCATAATGGCGGCATTGCAATCATCTGGAGCAATATCCTTTCAAGATATTGAATCTCAGTACAATCCAGGCACTAACTTTCCTAGTAGAGCCTTAACTGAGTTTTATCTAGGTGGTTCTTTAGTTCGTGCAAACGCAGGTAATAATACGGCTACAAATTTATCAGCAGGTGTGCCAACTTCTGGTGCAATATCTCTCAATGATTTTTATGGTAAAGAAAGAGCTTTTAAAAAGACATATTCATCAACTGCAACTAATCAAAGTGGTGTGGGTGTTTTTGGTGATGACTTTGCAGTTGACTATCCAAAACAAATTGTTATTGAAGCATCTCAGACAGTGGGTGCAACAAGCACGGCTAACCCAGCACTTAAAATAGACAGCACTGGTGCAGGCACTATAACAATTACAAACGAAGGAAGTATAGAAGGTGCTGGTGGTGCGGCAGGAGCAGCAGGTGGTAACGCTCTACAAGTTGATGGAAGTGTTGCCGTAACTTTAGTTAATAATGGAACTATTAAAGCTGGAGGTGGAGGTGGAGGCACTGGTGGTGATGGAGGAAAAGGCGTATATACTGGCTCTGCTACTTTTTCTAGTTTAGTCGATGAAGGAGGTGGAGGCACTTCAAGTCCTCAAAATAATCAACCAACATGGATGAACTCTATTTATACGAGTGCTGGGGACTTAGATGGTCAAGGCGTAGTATCAGATAGATTATGGGGTGGTATTAATGCACAGTTTAATCGTGGTATTAATCCAGACCAATTT